GGAGAGGAGATGAAAGATGAGTGATGTGGACGAATTTCATGAGAGATCATGGGAAGGTACTAATGTATATAACATAAAACATTGTATTTGGTGTGGTAAAAAGGGGTTTAAAGACTCTCAAGAAGTGATAGAACATATAAAATCAACCCACACGAGGGCTGTTTAATGATAATATATGAACCACAACAAACTTTGGAAGTTAATACTCCTAAAGGTAGAGGTAGAGTATGGTTAGTCACTGATTATGGATCTGAAATAGAAAAAATATTCACAGTAATAATACATGAAACTGGTGAAATATGGGAGTTTGGTAATCAACACATAAAAGCAACACAAAATAAAACCATGGGTAGAGGTAATTTTAATGCCTAGAACCACTAAAGATACTATAAGTGACAGAGAAAATTTTGCTGCAACTGTGGCTGAATGTGTTACAGATGCTTCTAAATTTTCAGAGATATTCTTAAATCATAAGTTATTTGAGTACAATCAAAAATATGTTAACTGTCAAGACAGGTTTATAGTATATAGATCGGGTAGACAGGTAGGTAAAACAATGTCAACTGCTGTTAAAACAGTACATTTTGCTCTGTTTGCACCACTATTATTAAAAACTGTAAAGGAAGAATGTACTATAGTTATTGCAGCACCTACACAAAATCAGGCTACAATTATGTTTGATAGAATAAGAAGTTTAATAATTAATAATGATTTTCTAAAAGGATATATTGTTAGAAATACACAAACAGAAATGTGGGTTAAATATCTAGACAACACTGGTATGACAAGAATTGTAACTAGAGCAACAGGTGAAACTGGTGTTTCATTGAGAGGTTATTCTCCACACGTAATCATAGCTGACGAATGTTCTTTCATTAAAACTGAGATACTTAGAGCATTCCTACCTTCTGGTATGGCAACTCAAGCAAGAGTATGGTTAACATCTACACCGTTCAGTAAATCTGGATATTTCTTTGAAGCATGTC